GTAGGCGGAGTGGAAAGTCTAAACAAGCTGGAGTCTAGACTTCTTCAATACAACAGTGCATTTACCACCGGAAATCCGTTCTACTATACAGACTGGTTTCTTGTTCACAATTATAGAGAGATAGAGAGCAGATTGAAAGATCTGATTGGACGATTCAGAGAAAAGATAACTAAAGAAATGTATGTTTTACACTATACAAAACTGCTGCATATTCTAGATTATCTGGTCGACAACTATAATGAAGAAGTAGATGTAGTAAATGCTAATTTGGCCGATTTTATAGCTTCTCTAGACACTGGAAATCTGGAGCCAGTTGTTCCCAAAGCTAGATGTCTGAAATCGATAAAAATAAAATCTGTAGGTCAGCCAGATGTCAAAATAAGAGCAAACACCGACGCGGAAATAGTGCAGAAGCTGGAAGAGTATTTTAAAAAAATGAATATGTGTACTAAATCTATAACTTTCAAGAGCATCTTTGACGATCTAGATATAAAGCGAGATAGATTGAAGATATACCAGACTGTGGTTGAAATTGGAGAAAAGATCAGACCAGATGTCGTGGTGAAGAAAAAATAAAAGCATAGAACTTGTTGAAGATAAGCATTGTAGATTTTAAATTCTAAAAGATTGTTGAAAATAAATTTCAATTTCTATACTTTGGATTAATATACGGGAGGTTGAAATAATTAAAAATATCAGCTTCTGAGCGTATGTCTAGATTTATGCGTGTGGATTTATCATCAAAGATTCCGTGTTCATTAAGAACGACTTTATGTTCTCTCGCGTTTTTCCTGAATTCTATGTTAAACTCTTTGCTTCCTGTGAAATACAACAGTGCAAAAGGATATTCTTCTTGACTGGTAATCAAAATATCCATTCTTCTAAAATGTTTATATTTTGATACCCCCTTTGAAGGAGCTAGCCTGACTATACCCATAAATTTTGTATCTCCTAAAGATAGAACTTCTATAATATAATTGTGATGTTTAAGCATTTCTACAAAAGAGTGTAATATGTTGGCTCTCTCTTTCGGCGTTGTACTTCTTTGCACCGAAAGAAGCAAATCGATATCAGAAGACTGGTTTGCTTTTCGTCTATAACTTCCTACCAAAGAATAAATTAAGTCTGAATCAAGCATGTTTTCTCTGTGTAACAAACCGTCTAACCATTTACTATGTGCATCCATCTCTTTTCTTGGTATTGGTTGTTGTAGATCATTATAATACTTTAATCCTATCTTCTGAACTCTGTTCAACAAATCTGGATTTTTTGAATTTATTTTGTGTAGATCTTCAACTGTTGATATGTTATGATTTTTCATCAGTTGTAATGCCTTAGCAGGTCCAATACCATATATTTTTTCAATATCATCATTATATGAGCATCTGTTAGCACCTTCGGCGCTAGCCGCTTTGCGGCTAGCGATGTGTTTTTCAAAAACCGATTCAAGTTTGCTCCTTATACTTTTTCCAATACCTTTAACATTTTTTAAGTCTTCCCAAGATTTTACCGTTTTGATGCAACGAATCTGATTTAGCACTTTTTTGTATGCGGCAATTTTGTAGTCATGTTCAATCTGTGTATCTTTTTTTTTTAAATCTTGTTCTGTGTGTATCCAAAAATTTAACTCTTCTATGAGTTGAATTTTATAATTATGTGATGCAGCCATTTATACTTGATAATATTTTATAGTACAAAAGTTATTGTTACATTATAAAATGACTAGTAAGTGGTGTTTGATGCCTGAAAATATTAATAAACCCTACTTAGTGCCCATGAGTGAAAGATCAAGTTTAGCAGTGTCTTCGGCAATGGAAGAATCAAACATGAATAAAATGAAAAATTCTACGGCATATCAATATTTGTTGAATAAAAAAGATGAAATGCAATCTGTGATTGATAAAATTGCATTTGGAGGTATGTCACTGTGGTTTCTGTTGCTTGCCATCTTAATATGTATTCTCCTTTTTTCCTCAATCGGAAAAAGTAAATAATTGAAATTTTCTACAAATAAAAATTACAAAATTTTAAACAGTATGAACACGTTTGACATAAAAGATAGCGTTATTATAGAGCCACAATATCTGGATCACAATTTACACATATATCTAGAAAAAAAGGTTAAAGACTCTTTTATAGGAAAATGTTTCAAAGAATACGGGTATATCGTAGACGTTATTGAAATTTTAAAATCTAAATCTAGAATAACTTCTTCAGACAGTACCATTGTGTGGGATTTGGAGTTTAAAATAAAAAGTTTGTTTCCAGAAGTTGGTAAAAAATATAAAACGTCTTCTTTTATTAACACGTTTGTTTTTGAAAAGTTTAAAAGTTCGCTCTTTAACTTGTATGAAATAAACAATAATAATACTGTAACTTCCATACAAATTTTTATCATGAATGGAAATAAAGATAAAGACAAACTCTCTTTCCCGGATTGTGATTGTGTCGTTGATTGTAGTAACGTGAACTCTCCGTCAGAAATTGATGTCGTCGTCGACCATGTAGTGTATAAAAACGGGCAGTTTTATATCACAGGCAAACATGTTCATTAAATTCAAAACTTTAAAAGTTTTGAATAAAAATTTAGATACAACTTTTCAATATTTCTTCTGTAATAGTTTTTACGTCTCTCGCGCCGTTTACTCTTTGCACTTGTATACCTGAAGAAAACTTCGGATTGTACATAATGTTGTATTCGTCATTAAGTTGTTGCAAGTATGTTGTTTCTATATCTTTTTCACACTGTCTGTCTCGTTTTTGTTTTCTCTGGAAACAAACATCTACAGGGGTGTCGACATAAAACACTCTGTCTGGGTTCCAAAAGTTTTGGTTGAATATGCTAGCAAACGTGTTGATTTCTTCTAACGTTAGATATCCATTTCGAACACCGTTTTTGACAAACAAAAGCGAAGAAAGAGGAGACCTCTCAACAAAAATAAAAGGCTCTGAAACATATGCACACATCTCATCATATTGATGTTTCATTGACACAGTAATTGTTACTTGTAATGTAAACATCCATCTTTTTGGATCTTCATAAAAAAGATTTAAAACAGGCATCCATTCTTCCAAATTTTCTTTGAAAACTTTATATCCTCTATTTTTGAGTTCGTCTAGAATAGTGCTTTTTCCGGAACCGATGTTTCCGTCTATGCAAAAAATCTTGGGTGTGTTTTTGGTGTTGCATGTAGAAATATTTTTTTGTATTTTATCAAGCAAAGGGTTGTAAACCTGTAGTTGATGCTCGTTCTCATTAAAACTTAAAAACGACATTTATTACATTTTAATATATTTGAAACAGATTAATTCAAATTTTTACGTTTTGAGCACCAATTATAGTCGACACGCGTCTTTCTGAAATTGTATGGTCTCCTTGAAACTTGCCCCTCAAAACATCTCCCGGAAAAGCTCCTATATATTGTACCAGCACATCATTACTACAAAAAACAGGAATTTTATCATTGATATCTTGACAAAATACTACATTATCAGGATCGTCTTTATCTTCAAACAGGGTTTCATATAGATCAAATCGTAGACGATCTGAGTCAAAAACTTCTATGATATGTATTCTTACGGCGTTATTGCCAGAGTTTTCGATATTTGTTTTTACATCCGATGTCAAACTAATTTGAGAATCGTAAACAATAATGGTATTATAGTTTTTTTGCGATGCTATAACGAGAAGCTGTTTATATATATTAATAGTGAGTTTTTCACTATTAATGTTCTGCTTTGTTATAAAAAAAACTATCGTATTGTTGTTTCTGTTTTTGTTTTTTTTAAAACAGGGAATAGGTTCCGCGATATAAAACTCGGGTGAAATAGATTTGCTGTCAATTTTTTGTGTATTTGCGGGAACATTATACCCTCTACGAGTTAACATTAGAGAAGTGAAGTGTTTGACTCTTTCATCCATTCTTTATTTTGTGCATGTACATTTTTTTAAAAAATCATTTTTTAGTTTTTATTACAAAATACACAGTTAGCATTGTTATCACGATCACCGTTATTGTGGATATTTGATACTTGTATTTTTCCAGAGTTTTAATAAGCAAATCCCAAAAATTATCAGGCGATGGTGGTGGCTTTGGCGGTTGTGGACCAAAATTGCATACTATATCGTTTTTTATATCATCTATATCAACATGTTCAGCGTTTGCCACATCTATAATTATCTGACATATGTTTGTTGGACACGTTGGTTTGCGTAAATCTGAAGGTACAAAATATTTTAAGTTATCTGCACAAGGTAAAAACCAACATCCATCGCTATAAGAGTGTAAACCTTTGAGTTTGTTATATGTGGTGCTGTTAGATCTTAATACGCAATCACAATCTTGTGTATTGTGTCTGATACAATAAGATTGCATATATGCATCTTGTAACTGTGGAGAAAGTGTTTCGTACCAAAGTCTACATGCGTCACTTCCAGAATCAACAGATTTGATACGACTACATTCTTTAAGACCGTTTGGACATGTTGTTACCGGCTCAAAACATATTTTTTCTTGGATTTCGTTGTTTACTCCAAATTTTTCCGTAAAGTTTGCCGCTTGAGCAAAAGTATCGATTTTTTCTATATCGTAAATACATTTTATATTTCGAGGTGCACCGTCCCATGTAACATGCAGTAGAGGGTCATCATTTTTAGAACTTTTTCCTATATCACACATGCTATAATCCGGAGCCTCGCAAACTGGTTGACTAGTACAAAAACCCCCGCAACATGCTTCATCTCTGATATACGGATCTTGTATACCGTCATCTCTAACCCTGCATTCAGCTCTTGCTGTCCAAGCACTACATGATAAACATAGACAATCCTCGGCAGCTGCATTGTATTGAGATGCTGGGTGCGGAGGTTGTGTTCTCCTTCCTATCACTTGATTTTGTAAAGAACCCATTTTGTTTCTAATATATTAAAAATAGTCGCTTAAGATCCACCGCGCAGTTAATGCTTTATTTTATTCTTTAAAATTGTACTTGTATATCATAAAATGCAAAACGTCAAGAGATACACCAAACATCCTAAAAGAATTCATATACTACTTGATCTAGACAACACTCTAATCTCTTCTATTTCTAAAGAAGAAGAAAAGAAAGTTCATAAACCCAGGATGAAATTTTTTACGTGGCGCGAGATGGAAGGATATTATAAAATTTTTGAAAGACCTGGGCTTCAAAAATTTTTAGATTTTTTATTCGAGAACTTTAACGTAAGCGTATGGACTGCCGCTTCAAAAACTTATGCTCTTTTCATTATTGAAAATTTTATACTTGTAAAACCAGAAAGAAGACTCAAATATATCTTCTTTTCACATCATTGCAAACATTCGAAAAAAACAAAACGTACACAAAAATCTATTCAAATGCTTGTCGATGAATACAATTTGCAAGAATTTAGCAAAAACGTGTATATAATAGATGACCATCCAGAAGTGTTTAACGCACAACCCGATAAATGTTTACATGTAAAAGCGTTTGAATTCACAGAAAGAAAATCGTTTGAAGACGACGAGTTAGAAAAAGAAATACTCCCTCAGCTAAAAAAAATAATTATACAAGACAGAAATTTTTAAAAATAATGATTTTTCTTTTTTGAATTCATTCGCAGTTCCAAAACATAATGACCAACAATAATATTCGCTCTTCTTTTGAAACACTTTTGACGCAACGTCGTCATACTGAAGATTCTGGTCAACAAAGATCAGAATGTCACAACTCTAAATGTATGTTTGAAGGACATTTTAGATTCAATAACGTTTTTTTACAGATTAGAACAAACAACAAACAACTTTGTATCAACACACTTATTGCTGTTATTGGATATATAAATAACTGTCGTTAAGATAAAAACATTTTTAAATGTTTTTAGTTCCAATAAACCATTTGTAATATATTCAAACAGTTTGTTTGAATACAACATCTTATTTATACATGATAAATATATTTTTAAATCTCTAAAGATTTAAAAACCACATGAATAGCTTGCTCAAATTGAATTATCAACGAAAAAAAATAGATCAAGAACGTATTGCTACTCATTACGACGATGTCGTATTAAATCAACATCTGTATACAGAAGAAAAAGACGCAACAACCAATTTACGTCGTATCAACAATTTTATTAAAACTTGTATCTTAAACAAGTATGTTAAAAAAAACGATGTGGTTTTAGATTTAGGGTGCGGAAAGGGAGGAGATTTACACAAATATCAAAAATTAAAAATAAAAAAATATGTAGGGGTTGACGTATCTGAAAAATCTATAAAAGAGGCAAAAAATAGAGCAAACAAGCTCAAAATAAATTTTGTCACACAGTTTTGCTTAGCAGATGCGTACAATGATAGATTATTGTTTCCAGGGTGTTTTTCAACACTAAACCAGTTTGATGTTATAACATCTCAGTTTAGCTTTCATTATGCTTTTTTTGACGATTTATCATTGAAAACGGCCATTTCCAATGTAGACTTAAATTTAAAACCGGGAGGGTTCTTTATTATTACAGTGCCTCGGAAAAATATCATAATAAACCGGATTTTGAAACACCGAGCTCACAACTCTCTATACCGTATAACAGATGTTAACCCAAAATCTGAAAACTCGGCGTCGTGGAAAAGTTACAGTTTTTCTTTAGTAGGTTCTGTTGACGAATGTATTGAATATTTTGTGGATTATGTGAAGCTGAAAAATATACTAGAGGAAAAATCTTTCGATTTCGTGGAAAGAACTAGGTTTACGCCCGTGTTGAAAGAGGGCGTAAAAAAAAACCCAGACTTGTTTACAAAAATGAAAATAGAAAACCCAAACAAAAATGAAACAGATGTGATCGACCTCTATGAAGTTATTGTTTTTCAAAAACGGGTCTTTGATTTATAACTTCTCGGACTGGTATTTTAAAAATATTGAAATGTAAACAAAAAAAAATATTAACTGTGTAAATATGCAGAAAGTTAACGACAATATTATCGATAACATCTGGAGGCTTACAAAAAATATATTTAACAAGTCCGTTCCAAGTTGTTGCACTGTGCTTTTACGCAACTTAAAATACAAAAACACACAAATACAACAACTAATATGTATACATGCAGCGTCTGTCGGACACTTAAAATGCTTAGAACAATTATATCTCTTAAAATATACCCTAACAGAGAGAGCATGTATTAAATCGGTGCAGCAAAATAACTTTAATTGTTTTAAATTTCTAATCGATAACAAATGCCCCATAACTAATACTGTAGCCATAGAAGCTGCAAAATATGGCAGGTTAAACTTTTTGATTTATCTTCACAACAGAGACAAAAACGTAATAGATGCTGACGCATGTGCGTATGCAGCCCTAAATGGACACCTGGACTGTTTGATTTTTCTTCGTGAAAAATGGTATCCTTGGAACGAAAAAACATGCGAATATGCCACAATTGGAAAACACATAGATTGTCTAACTTATGCATATACTCAAGGATGTCCAATGACATCAAAGGTTTGTGATCTAGCCGCAATGACAGGAAACATATATGCTTTAATTTACGCTTACGAAAACGGGTGTATCATGAGTCCAAAAACATGTGATTATGCCGCAAAAAACGGACAGTTTGACTGTTTGATGTTTGCTTTTGAAAAGGGGTCTCCTATAACACCAAAAACTTGCTTGAAAGCAATAAAGAGCAAGAATTTAAAATGTGTCGACTATGCAAAAACACACTGTAAAATATACTACAGATATGACATTATAAAACTACAACAGTTTGTTCTAACATTTAAACTGTTAGTTGATAAAATGTTTCATAAATAAAGTATATATTATATACACTTTATTTTTCTAATGAACATCATTAGAAATTTTAAAATATACGATGCAACAATTTATTGAAACTTTAGTGAATAAAACGAGACTAAATGTGGATATATTCAAAGATGCAGGCGTCTTTAAACGACGGCGCTCCGCGCTTGTCTTATGAGAGCTCTGAACAAATAAAAAAATATAACTATAAAAGTTTTATTAAAAATGTCTTACATAATTAATACAGAAAAAAAAACCACATTAACAATTGGCAATATTCCTATTCAGTCTGGTGATCCTAGCCCTGGGCAGACATTAGTATATAATTCTACAAATAATCAATGGACATTTGGTGAGGCTTTGGGTGCAGGAGGTACAGGACCAACTGGAAGCACAGGACCAGCGGGAAGTACAGGATATACAGGCCCAGCCGGTGTGCCCGGAAGTGCGGCTTTCACAGGGGCTACAGGCCCTACAGGATCAACAGGACTTGCAGGCGCAGCTGGAACCACAGGACCAACTGGACTTTTAGGACCTACAGGATCAACCGGACTTGCAGGCGCAGCTGGAACCACAGGACCAACTGGACTTTTAGGACCTACAGGATCAACCGGACTTGCAGGCGCAGCTGGAAGCACAGGACCAACTGGACTTGCAGGCGCAGCTGGAACCACAGGACCAACTGGACTTGCAGGCGCAGCTGGAAGCACAGGACCAACTGGGCTTTTAGGACCTACAGGGCCTGGTGTTGTTGATGCAACAACAACTACTAAAGGGGTTATTCAATTAATAGGAGATTTAGCGGGAACTGCTGCTTTTCCACTATTAAACCTTGATACAGCAGACCCCTTTTTAACTGTACGTTCAAACAGTTTTCCAGTGGTGTGCAAAACGTCAACAAATTTTGCATATTATCCGTTTTCGATTACGAGAGGAGAAAACACAAAATTTAAAATACAAACTATTCCTAGTGGTGAAGGTTTACAAATTAGAAGTGTTAATTCAAAAACTTACGAAGTTAGTGGTTCCGGAATGAAAATGAATATAACCAACAATACTATGGAGTATTATGTTATCACAGACCAGTTCATAACGGGAACATTTTTTGATTTATATGATTTAGTAACAGAAATGTTCCCGTCTACAAGTAGTAAGAGAACGATAACTAAAGAAACAGAAAATTGGAAGTTGTTTGTAAAGTTGTCTTTAGTACCAACAAGAGAGGAGGAACTTTATCAATTAAACATAACTTATTACAATAACTCGAAATCGTTGTATTCAATGGTGCTTAATGGTATTCTTGGTTAAAAATAGTTGAATTAAAAATAGTTGGGTTTAGCTTTAAAAATTAAACATGTGTCTTTATAACAATATTGTTGCTAAACTTTCAGTTTTTAATTTGGAACTTCTTGTTTCAAAAGAACAATTTCTTACCGACAAACGAGTCGTATACAAATGCGCAGAAGGTCATACTAACGACCTAGCGTTGGCTTCGTTTAATAATAAGACTTCGCCGCGTTTGATGGACAGTCTTTTTAGTCTATGTCAAACATGTCAAAATCTTCACGTACACGAGAAAGAGATTAGAGCCAGACTAGAAGAGTTAAACTTTACTCTGATCTCTTTTTCTTATATTGATCACGGTGACAGAAAAGTAGACTATAGATGTAGTTGCGGAAATACTTCTTCTACTGGTTGGAAAAATCTTAAGAAAAGTACTCGAACAACTAAATGTCCAAAATGCCAAAACGACAAAAATAAAGTACCATATGATACACTGTGTAAAACGTTTATAGATGGTCAATGTGTTCTGCTTACTAAAGCAGAAGAGTATGTAAACAACAAATGCAAACTAAAATATACTTGTGTATGCGGAAACGACGCAGAAATAGTGTATCACGATTTTGTAGTCGGAAAACGTTGTGGAAAATGTAAAGTGTCTAGAACGTGTAAAACAAATATGGAAAAATATGGCGTTTCTAATCCGTTTCAGTCTGCAGAAATTAAAGAACGGATAAAAGACATCCATGTTAAGAATTTGGGTGTAGAATATCCACAACAGCACCCAGAGGTTCGTGCTAAGACAGAATCAACATGTCTCGAAAGATATGGATATAAATGGGCTTTTGTTGCTCCAGAAGTATACACCAAAATAAAGAAAATCTTCAAAGATCGTTATGGAGTAGAATACCCTTTACAATGCGCAGAAGTGCTAGAAAAGATAAAGCTGGTTTGTCAAGAACGGTATGGAGCAGANTATTTTGTNCAATCTGAAGAATGCAAGAGGCTNATGATGGAAAAATATGGAGCTGAATATTTTGTTCAATCTGAAGAATGCAAGAGGCTGATGATGGAAAAATATGGAGCTGAATATTTTGTTCAATCTGAAGAATGCAAGAGGCTGATGATGGAAAAATATGGAGCTGAATATTTTGTTCAATCTGAAGAATGCAAGAGGCTGATGATGGAAAAATATGGAGCTGAATATTTTGTTCAATCTGAAGAATGCAAGAGGCTGATGATGGAAAAATATGGAGCTGAATATTTTGTTCAATCTGAAGAATGCAAGAGGCTGATGATGGAAAAATATGGAGCTGAATATTTTGTTCAATCTGAAGAATGCAAGAGGCTGATGATGGAAAAATATGGAGCTGAATATTTTNTTCAATCTGAAGAATGCAAGAGGCTGATGATGGAAAAATATGGAGCTGAATATTTTGTTCAATCTGAAGAATGCAAGAGGCTGATGATGGAAAAATATGGAGCTGAATATTTTGTTCAATCTGAAGAATGCAAGAGGCTAATGATGGAAAAATATGGAGCTGAACACGCTATGCAATGTCCAATGTTATTTCGAAAAGCAGCGGCTTCTTTGTTTAATAGAAAACCTTATATTTTTAAAAATCAGACGTTTATGTTATTAGGATACGAAGACAGAGCTATCGATGACATATTAAAAGAGGAAAATATCGATGTTATGTACGCTGGTGAATGTGAAGAAATTCCAGTTTTTGAATACTATATTGACGGCAAAAAACATTTATATTACCCAGATATATACATTCCAGAAAATAACAAAATTATAGAAGTAAAATCTGTCTATACTTATAATCAAGATGTTGAAAAAAATAAATATAAAGCAATGTGTGTTTCAGAGCATTATGTATTTGAACTTAGGATTTATGACCGTAAAGATCTGAAATTTGTTATAGAAGTAGACAAAGGAAGTGTAAAAATTCTTAAAGGAAATGATTTTGAATTTGGAAAACGTTTGTAGGTTAAATTTTTCAATACTGAAATATAGTATTGAAAAAAACCGGTAAATAAAATAGTAATAAACCCCCCAAAAAACCCCACCCCAAACCCTTTTGGGATCACAACACAGGAAAACCCAGCGCACCTCCGCTGACTCGAATAATATTGTTATTCAAACCTAGAATGATAAATTCGTAGGTCTGTGGATAATCCTGACCACTTCCTAGAATACCGCTTCCAGCAGCGCCTACCTTGGCTTCGGCACTTGCTTCGGGGCTGATACTGACGTTGTTCAACTTACCATAGTTAGTAGATCCGAGAGGGTCGATGTCGTAATACGACAGAGAGTAAGAATACATATGGTATCCAGTAACAGAAGGAATAGCTGGAGACTTATAAAAGGGATCAACAAGAGAGAAGAAATCGGAACCCATGCTTGCAAGACGAGTTGTGTTTTCGTAAGTAAGAGTTGTTTTTGAGATAGGATCGAAAGCGCCGCTGGGATTGACGTTTGGAACTTGAGGTCCGGGAACTTCTGCGGCAGACGTGTAGTTAGACCAAACATTAGGACTAGTTGTATTGCGCACACCGAAGAAAAGGGCCTTAATAGAGTGAGAGAAGCGGATGTCATAGCTCGGGGTTGGATTTGTTGCAGGAGCAAAGACTTGCCTAGGAGCAGTTTGCACTTGTTCGATAAGCATATCTCTTGGAGCGCATGCCATTCTCTTACGTTCGTCGTTCGACACGAGACCATAGTTGGCCCAAACCTGGATGTTAGTAAGTTCGGGAGCCGCTGTAATATCCTGTCCAACCGCGGGCACACTAATCGGGTTGGTTCCAAGGACTGGAACAGAATTGTCAAGAATAAGAAGCTCAGACCAGTTTCGGAAACAGAAAGAAATACGAATTTCATTATACGGTAAAGCCGCAGTAGGAAGAGCAAGACCACTGTCCCTGGTAAAGAAAAACGGAAGAGGAAGATTGAGAATTTTGGACGGAATTGGATCTCCAACAGCATGTTCAGACGTAAGACTTTCAATATTTCCTACCATATTGTCATAACCAGTTCTTTGAGAAGCGCGAACAGTAAACGCGGCCCAAAAATCAAGAAAATAGTTGTCAAATCTTTCCGCAACAAGATCGTTGAAAGAAATGTTACATTCTTTAATAAGATTATGCATAAAATTTCTAGTCCACCTAATCCTTCCGTTAGCACCATATTTGTTGCTCTGTAGAAGATTAATCTCTGGTGTTTGCAAACGTAACCAGGTATGCAGTAAATAGTCGCCTTGACGGGAAACCGTCACGCTCCAGTCTTGTCCAAACCCTCCGTTGCCCGAAGCACGGGAAAGCAAAACGGGGACTTGTGTAAACCATGTTGATTTTCGCGTTTCGCGTACAAAGTACGCAAAAGCTTGGGTGCTACCGTATTGATATTTTTCAATTTCATCAAAAGTAGCAAGATCGATAAATCCAGATGCACTATTAGAACCAGTACAAGCCATTTTTAATATACAAGGATTTTTTTTACTGTTTTGAAATGATATTTCAAAACACACACTTGTGTTTTGCAAAAAGGATCAGTTATGAAAACTATTTTAACATATAATCATCAGTTATGAAAATGGATGCTTTAAACTTTTTAAAAAAGAAAGACAAGAAAAAATCTAAAAAAAATGTCAAAAAATCAACAACTGAAACAACTGAAACAACTTTACAACAAGTTGTTGATCTTTCCAACCCATGGACGGTGTTTAATGTAGTAGACAAAAATGTGTTAACATATGTGATTGACGATTTTGTAAAAAAAACAAAATGGAGAAGACAAAAAGCCGTAAGAAAAAACGATCGATCTGACCTAAAAATAGATCTTGATACTATAGATTTAGAAAATTTTGGTAAAAAGGTGGAAGATGTCTTATGGAACAGTACATCGCGAGATGAAAAAGAACAAGATATACAAACCAGCGCAATTTTGGCCGAAATAGATGTTGAAAATATAAGGATGTTTTACAGTCTACGAATGTTTATTCCGTGGTATGCAGCACTTCATTTTTTAAAAGAATATGCAGACGATAACCGGGGTTTGTTAGCCCCCGAACTATATAACTTTTATTTGGACACCCCTGAAATGAAAAAGCTAAAGAGCGAAACTCTTCAGTTTTTACAACGCCGGGTTGCTAAAACAGCGGGAATCACCAATAAAGAGTTGAACAATCCCGTGTTTACACAAATCTTTTCAGATTTTTATACTTGTACAAACAAGAAACAATCAACCTATATTTTTCCTCCTCCTCGCGTCAAAACTGTGAAAAAAATCAGAATAGAGGAACAAACGGTTTTCCAAACGGTTGTCGGAGGAGAAGAAGAAACCTCGCTTCTGGAAAGACAGCCTGTACGTTTCCCAGAAAACAAAATCTTTGATACGACATGGTTACACGATTATGGTATCAAAGGTTTTGTTGTTTCAAATGTATCCAACGTTTTTGCTACTTCTATAGAAGTCAAGTATAATAATAAAACATGGTACAAAGTCAACAAACTTTTTTACAAACAACTATATACAAACTCTAGGACTTTTGTTCCGGATTTAATTGGTTATATTATGCAAGACGCGTCCATTATAACAGAGACGTTCACGATGTTTGAACGGCTAAAACTGCTTTTTCAGACAAAAGAAAGTGAATCCAGAATCAAAGCCGGTTATAAAGTTGCAATAGATATGATCAACCAGGATATTTTATTAAATAGCATTTACAGCGTAAAAGAACTAAACTCTTTTGCCGCGAAAGTAGTCGATTCTTTCAAACCCTGTGACAGCGTAAAGGAGATTGCAAAAAAACTGAGTTTTGTCTTGGTGTACTATCGTAAACTTATCAACGGCGAACAGAGTTATATAGAAAACACTAAAAAAAAGCTGTATGCTCCTGAAAATTTATTGAATATGCAAAAAGATTTATTGCTACCAGAGGTGTACTTTTTGTCTGCCGTAAATAAAAAAGAGCTTGTGGTTTCAGTAGGAAAGCTTATCGCACAGATAAGAAAAGAAATTGAAACGTCGTTCTTTACTCGGCTACAGTTAACAACTATACTACCAGAAGAGGGACGAGTCTATCTTCGTATTAAACCCCAAATTGCACAAAAACACAACAACCAGCTGATACCAGGAGAGAAATTTGCTCCGGGGTTAATTCAAAAACTTAAAACCTTGATAACCGTTATACCAATAACTACATGCAGTTTCTGTAACAAACACGTCTACAATCTTTCTTACAAATCCATATACTCTGGCGAGGTCAAAGATTTTTGCGACCAGGACTGTTTTGATAAGTTTGAGTTTAAAAACGAAAAAAAAGTATAAACAAATTCAAAATTTATAAATTTTGAATTTACTCGGGGTCGGAATCAGAAGCCACACAACCAACGGGAGCCCCTTCGGGGCCGCCGCTTTTGGCGGTAGCCACTTCGGAGACGGCGTCTTCGGCGCCGAAAGCCACATCTAAAGAAAAATCAGCCATGTTTGGTATATGTTCACACCTTAAGATTTTAGTGTTATTAAAAGTTGTGAAAACTTTACACAACCCTCCTGGAATTGTATATTTATCGTATATATACATGTTATATACCAGATCAGCAGTGGCCGCTTCGTAATGATTTTTTCCCAAACTTGTTATTTCTTCTAAAATAGACCTGATAAGGACAAAATCTATGTCAAAGGCGCCGAAGTGGCCGGCACAAGTTTGACTTTTAATAAAATCGGGAAACAATTTAGAGTATAATAGGTCTGTTTTTGCTGTTATAAAATTATATAACATGTTCATCACGTTTTGCGAATAAGGAAAATTTACAATTTTTACGTTTATATGGTTATAAAAATCTTCCCAAGACAAGATATCTTTGTACGACCAGCAAAAATCGTTGATTATTTTCCAAAAAAAGCCGTCAAAACAGTCACCCAGAGACATCGTTTCTGTTTCACCGAAGGCGCCTTCGGTAGCCACTTCGTGGCCGGCCCCTATGGGGCTAGCCGCGGGTGTCGCTACGGGGCTTGCGCCGAAGGCGCCGGCTGCGCTGTCGTGACGGTTTAATTTTTGTTTTTCCAAATCCATATTTGTAAAAACAAAAATTTTCTTTTAAACATTATTATTAGAGATTTCATAAAACTGACCGCTCTTATAGCCGTACAGCGGCTAGCCCCTTCGGCGCTATAAAGCTAGCCCCTTCGTGGATGTTTATGTCATCATTGACATATTATCTGACGAGCTGTTCGCATGCCAGTATACCAAACCAATTCCAACTAATCCTCCAATTACGGTGCCTGTTCCCGGGTAGTTGTACATTTTACCAATGTATCTACCAACAAGAGCCAAGACAACTACAAGCACAGCATATAGCAAATAAGTAATACCAGAATCTGACATTGTACGATTTTTTAACATATAAGATATTTTTCTACAACGCGTTCTGTTACGTTAAATATTTTTTTCTTTGTTTTTTTTGAGTTCCACAATCAAAATTCTCTTCTATCAAACCTCTATCTTCTAACCATATTTTTATATTGGTGCAAATTGTGTTTCTCGGAATCTGTGACCAATAAATAACTCTTCTTAGAACATCTCGATCTTCAAAATCGGTATTTACAAATATCCTCTTTGGCATGTTTCTTGAAATCTCTATCAAGTCTTCTAATGTAGTAAATTCATAAAAATCGCTCGGAGGCTCAATTTTCATACGCCTTGCAGCCAGATTTGTCAACGATGTCAAATTCCAGTCATTACATCTTCTTCCTACGTTGAGTTTTCTCAAATCTGTTGATTTTTGAGTAATTAATTCTCGTAAACAGAATTCTTTCAAATGAGGATTCCACAAACCATAAACGCCAACAGGAGTTTCGAAAAGCTTTTTTTGTTTTTGCATCAAATACTCATCAATGTTCACATTTGTATCTATTTCCCACAACCCTGTTTTTTTAAACAATACATCATATTTATCGGGATTGTACACTGATATGTTGTACGTGTCTTTGTATAACCACACGACCCATTTGTCGTTGATAAAATTAAAAAATCCTTTAAACGCTTCGAGAATCTGCTCACGAATATCTACTTTGTATCCTGTGTCTTTAATTTTTGCTTCTATACACCCCTGTAACAATATAATTTGGATTTGCTGAGGCAACTCCGCTATTATCTCTCGTCTGTATAAAGTTGGGGCAAATATTTGTTCTATTATCAACGGCAACCTATCAATCATTATTTGTGAAAGCTCATAAGAAAAAGAATCGCCGTTCTTGATCAACAAATTTTTGTTGTAGTAGTTAACAAAAATATCGTTGTTTGGTATTTTGGGGTCGTTTACAATAAACACTTTATTTTTTTGTATTTTTAAATACACTATGTGACCAAACTTGTTTATAAACTGTGTTGATCGGTCTATTAGACTTTTTAAACTCATGATTATTTCTACAAGTGTCATTTGAGGAAACATAGACAATATCTGATACAGTTCTATTTCGAAATTGGTTCGAAAATGTAAATACAGCGCGGCGTACAACTCTTCCGTGTTGTTGTAAAAAAAATCGTACGACGACGTATCTTCTACGTCTCCTACGCGCCCGTCACAAACGTAATCACAATCCATATAGTCGCACTCTCTCATTCCGTTATACCCTAGTATCTTGTTTCTCTCGATGGTAAGAGGGCAATCAAAAGCAGACTTTTTCACGACTCGTTCTATTTTTTTCATATATATGTCTTTGTTCTCTGATATTTTATACATCGTTAAATCTATTGATGCATCTATATCTGTACAGATAGTTGCATATTGATAAATAGAGACTTGGACTTCTGAATCTCCTCTCCTTATTAAATCGTCATGCGAGCCTGTTCGCCAGCCTCTTGCAATAACCTGTGACGTTTCTGAATAGTTCCAATGCGGGGTAAATATAAATTCCTGTTTTATATTTTTAAAAGTGAAACCCTCGCTAATGACTTTGCTGCCTATAATGACAGATATATAATCTCCGTCGACGTTATCAGATTCGTTAAAGCGCTCTACTAGTTTCTGTATTTTGGCCGGGGACGAGGTCTGATTTGTTATTAGAGCAAAACGAGGGTGAGGTGTATACTCTTCGCCTGTGGCTTCTTTGTATCCAAAAAGTTGTAATATTTTCGAAAACAAGATGCAACCGCTCCCGTTTACGAACTCGCAGTACACAAAACTTTTCGATTTCGGGTTTTCTAGCAAAGTTTTTATGGCATGTGCATATTTACAACTATATTTGTAAAGATTTTCAATGTTGCCGTTTATGGATGTGATCAATTCGCGCTTTAACTGGTATGATTTTCTTTTTTCTTTCCGATTCATAGAACTTTTTATATTTTTTGTTTTTGTGCTAATAACATATGTGTTAAAACCTTCCATACCGTAAGAACCATCAGGAAATACAAACAAAGCGGCTTGTCTGCTGTTGATAAAAATGTTTGCATTTGTTAGGTCAGTGTTGTAGGCTCTTAAACAGCTTTGGTTTTGGAATGGGTGTGCGTTTTGTGCGTAGATCTTAAAATGTTGCAAACCTTGGGTTGACATGTTTGGTGCCGCCGCAGTCGAAGCCACAAAATTTTGGTTTTCAATAAACACCTTTTTAACGCTGGATATCATAGCTTTCAAATAAGATATTCGGCCTCGAATTGCGACAGAGAGCTTTTGAGGACCATCTGGAGAATCAAAAAAATATTTTAAAAAATCTTTTCCAGTTGGGAGTTGTTTATCAAGAGGCAGAATAAGATTCATTACGCTTGCAAATTCTATAGGGTCGTCTTTCATTACCGTGCCAGAAAGCAACAAAATTTTAGATTCTTTAATCAAGTGAAACAATCTATGAAACTCTGCATACACATTCAGGGGAGGACGAGCTGTAGCACCAAAGGTGCCGCCGCCAAAGGCGGTAGCGATGCCGGCCCCACTGAAAATCGCTCCGTGGCTTCCGCCTTCGGCAGTGATTGTATCATCATATGTATCTTCTGGACCTCCGTGTTCTCTAAGGTTATGAACTTCATCAACTACAAATATCTTGTTACTGAACCTTTTTATGATGTTCAAATCTGTCATTTTGGACATCTCTCGGGCCAGCGTCTCAAATGTGTGAGTTTCGTAAAAATCAGATATTTTTTTCTTTACTCGAAATGTTTTTTCATATGATGTAAGCTTCTCATAATTATCTGGAATGTATCGCCCGTCTGTACATGAAAACACAAGCTCGTTTATGAAATTCTTTAATAAAGATGAACCTTTTGCGCATATTACTGCTCCGTCAATGTTTTTCCACATATCATCATCTGAAAAAGTTTTTCTAAAAGATTCGATCACAGAAACAGCTGTGCAAGTCTTTCCTGTCCCCATCTCGTTAAAAAGCAATAATTCGTTGTATGGCGTTTTCGAATTCATAAAACGAGTAATAATCTTTTGGTGTCGATATTGAACACCCGTGCCTTTTTTGGTAATTGGTTCTGTTTTTGATAGTTTTAGATTAGAAAACTCTTTCTTGGTAACAATAACATCGTTAAACGTTTGGTCTCTATATGGATTTAAAACCGAATATGGACTTTCATATATGTTTGGATATTTGAACAAAAAATTTTCAATTGATAAATATTGGGTTATATTTTCCATTTTTACAAACACAATGTTTATATATATAAGATCAAAGAAAAAGATGTATGTACAATTCTTGGATACAAAAGTTCTAGAATATATTTACAAGAGTCACCTTTATGCGACATGTAAAAATTTTGATTTCTGTAGAAATCAAAATTTATGCATTCAAAGATATATCTTAATTGATATTGAAAATTTTATAAATATTTTTGTATTTATATATAAATTTATAATATAAAAATTATGGAATACAAGTACTCACAGCGCTGGTTTCTAAATAGTGAAATAAAAAACATTTTAGAAAAATTTTTGGATAAATCTAAAGAAAATAAAATATTAGAAATTGGTTGTTTTGAAGGATTGTCTAGTGTTTTTTTTGCCGATCATTTTCTTGAAAATCCAGATTCAACTTTAACATGTGTTGATCCGTTTTTAACTATTAATGATAATGATCATAGTAAATTTTTACAAAATATGGAAGAAACAAATTTTGATTTTAATATCTCAATTTGTAAAAATTTTAAAAAGATAACAGTTTATAAAATTACATCAGACGTATTTTTTAAAAATAATAAAAAAACATATAATTTTATATATATTGACGGATCTCATGAACCAGATTTTATTTGGAGAGATATGGAAAATTCTTTTAAAGTTTTAGAAAAAAATGGAATAATGTGGATGGATGATTACAACGGCGGCGACGGTATTCAAATTAAAAATGTTATGAATAAATTTTTAGAAAAATATAAAAATCAATATGAATTAATCCATCAAGGATATCAACTTGCAATTAAAAAACTTTAAGAGTTATGATCGAACAAATTTGATAAACATGGATTATATTTTTAAAAATTGAAATTTCATATGATTAATCATATGAAATAATAAAATACACGATGCAATCTCTAATCAAATTCGAGAACAACCATGTATTTTTTGATTTTGAAACTAAACCAGGCCAAAAAATAAAGATCGTAGCCCCGTAGGGGCCGGCGCCTTCGGCGCAGGAACGTTTGACGATCCGTACTTTTGTGGAAAAGATGTATGTGCTAGCCCCGCAGGGGCCGGCCACTTCGTGGCTTCTGGAATACAAAGATGTTAAAGATGCTTTACAGAAGCATGTAAAACCTAAATATAAAAAAGATCTCAAAACAATCGTTAAAGAGTTGGGCCAACTCCATAACAGCAATTTCTAGTATAGAACCATCATATCATGCAGGTAAAGCAGTATACATAAATGAACCAGGTTTATATTCGTTAATTATGAACAGTAGCCACGAAGTGGCCGGCGCCTTCGGCGCTAGAACATCTTTTGCAGAAACATTTCAAGACTTTGTATACGAGCAGATCCTGTCGTCTATTAGGAAACGGGGACGGTTTCAACTAGAACAAACGATAGCTCTACCAAAATCACCGTACATTATACAAAAATGCGTCTCAAAAAGAAACGAATTAACATTTTTTGAAAAAAATTGAAATTTCATATGATTAATCATATGAAATTATAAAATCTACAATGCAGTCTTTAATCAACTTCCAAGACAACTGTGTCCAGTTTGACTTTCAAAATAAACCAGGCCAAAAAATAAAGATCGTGGGAACGTTTGACGATCCGTATTTTTGTGGAATAGATGTGTGTACTATTCTGGAATATAAAAGTGCTAGAAAAGCTTTACAAGACCATGTGAAACTTAAACATAAAAAAGATCTTCAAACAATCATTGATGAGGTGAGCACCGTTTCGGTGCTCACCTCCATAATTGGAATTCCTAGTTCTAAATTATCGTATAACGACGGTAAAGCAATATACATAAATGAACCAGGTTTGTATGCTCTAATTATGAAAAGCAGAACATCTTTTGCAGAAACATTTCAAGACTTTGTATACGAGCAGATCCTGCCGTCTATTAGAAAACGGGGGCGGTTTCAACTAGAACAGACAATAGCTCTGAAAGACGATAAGATAGACGAGTTAACAGCTTTAATCAAACAAATGGACATGAGATCAAGAGAAACGGAGATTCGGTTTGATGCCAAATTAGACGAACTCTTAGATCAAAACAACGAACTCTTAGATACTACTGGTCAACAAACTATACAGATTGAAACTATCCAACATAAACTGGGAGTCGCCGTCAAAGATCGAGCTCCGCTTCCAAGACAGAAAAATAAACAAGAGCGGTTTGTTCTTATCAAGAGAACACAGAAAAGAAATGGAATAGAACCACAATACACGTATTACACGATCAGAGCACAAGATTCTAGAGTAAAAACATCTTTACGAACTCAAGAAGCTCTGTATAATATACAGGTGTTGTTAGATTTGACATGCCACCCTAATTCGAAAACCTTGTACAACAGAATAAAAGAAGATTTGATAGAAAAAAACGTCCAGTACAGTTACAATAATATATCTATTGAAAATTCGGAAATAGATGAGAACACGTTGATTACACTCATGAAAAAAATAGACGATGAGAAGTTGGACGTATAGCGCCTTCGGCGCTGGCCACTTCGTGGCTGATCTGTCAAGAGATCGATAAACAAAAAACGTAATCAAAACTTTTTAGTTTTGATTTTGATAAACATCTAATTTTGAACAGTTGTAATTCAGTGTTTGAACATGACAACGATTAAAATGATAATAAACAGAAGAAATATTCCATACAAAACGAGAGTGTTTTTATCTATCGTTGTTGCTTGCAAAGTTACTGTTCCATTGTGTGTCAAAGATGCACACGTGTTTTTGACTGCTTGTTGACAAACAGGACACGATTTGATGTGTTCATATATGAGAGGACAAGGAATTTGAGATGTCGCACCAGAATCACCGCATCTTGAGAGCGGAAATTTGTTTGAGTTTAAGTAAGTTGGCATTGTGTTTTTACACTATCAAAAAAAGATTTTGATTTCGATAATTTTATTAATTATTTCCAAAACAATTGTTTTGGAAACTTTAAAATTTTTAAAAGATGTTATTGTAAGATTAATAGTTTAATATCTAAACTCAATAAAATATACGCGTTTGTTTAAGCGTTTGTAAATTTGAGAGTTTTTAATTTTTGATATTTTAGAAGTGTCACTCTCTTTTATTATTAATATAGTGTTTGTTAAATTTTTTCTTTTATAGATATCGTACAAATCATCAAACGTTTTTGTAAAAACTTCTTCTTTTATATTTGTTTTAAAATAAGACCACTTCATATTATAGTTAAACACTCCGTTTGTAAAAAATGTATCGATAAACAATACCTTTTGTTGGTTGTTTTGAGGTCCTTGATTTATTGTAGACCCTGGATAAACGACATTTCTGTTAACTAATTGTTGATCGTGTATATGCCCGCTTATTAGTGTTGGATACGACGGATCCCAGTTGTCTCCTTTATCAGAAATTGATTTTCCTAAAATGCAACCTTTTATCTCTTGGTGTGCGAAAACAAGACGCGATTCTTTCCAAGATGTTTTAGCCTCTTTGTTAAAACTATCCAGTGCTTCAACCAGTCTACCCGTTGGAACATACGGAACAAAAGTTATTTGAAACCCGTACATAACAGTTATTACTGTGTCTACTATGACAACATTTGACCAGTTTTTGATATGGTTCATCCAATGATTATTTGTCAAAAATTGATTATTGTCAATATAATCATGGTTACCAACCAAAACGTATGTCATAGCAACTTTTGAGCACACTCTAATAAGTTCTCGGGCCTTGTAGAAACATGTTTCGTTTATGTCTTTTTTGTTAAGAACATCTCCTCCTATAACAACTAAAGACACGTTTTTATACGTTTTAATAGTTTGTATGAGTACATCTATTTCTTTTAAATTTTTAATTTTGATATGTAGATCAGTAATATATAAAATTTTTTTAATCATGGTTAGTTTTTATGTTTTTTGTTTTTTTGGATTTTTTGTTTTAACACCTATACATAAAGGTTATTATATAAGTGTTTATTTATTAAAAATTTCTTAAATTCAAATATTGTAAATAAAAAATGTATTCAAATAAACATTTAATGGAATATTCTACTGCTTTTGAAAACAGCAGCACTCCTTTTCGGTTTTATCAAACAAATATAGTACTTGAACCAGACAGAGCCTTTTTTCCATATACAAACTGGTTTCGAGGAGAATATACTTCTTGTTTTCCTATTATTGCCGAAAGAGAAGCTGGGTTTTATCCCAGAACACCACCACAAAATACAAGATGTGATGATCACACCGAGGAAGAAAAAAAACCAAATCATTGCTATAGGGGCGCCACACAACAAATGCAAAGATGTTATACAAAAAGTTTAAAAAACAACATGTATAATACTAAATGGATTCAGACAGACCCTTCATATTTGGGAAATGAACCAGTATTATCTTATATTTAATATGATGTTGTCTTTTTTGGTTTTCTTTTCGATTTTCCGCTTTTAACAGTCATCTTCATTGAAAAATCAACCATAATCCAACCGTCTTAGCGATAGTCTTTATAATGTGTAACAAGGTGTCTGCGTGTTGGACTTGATCTTTTGTCATTTTCCAAGCTTTGACTCCGCAGAGATATTTATTTTCATCTTCTCTCAAAGAATTACGTAATTATATCCAGCGTCGTTTGCCACTAAAATTTTGAACTCTGTCTAATTTAAAATAAAAAATTAGAAAATAAAGAAAAAAGTAATCAAATTTTTTACGAGTTCTGTTCTATTTAAACAAAATTATAAAATAAAAGATTGTCGCATCGCCGCGGTGAATATTTTGATATATTGGTTCAAGAAACATATCAAAATAAAAATGCATATCATAAGCTTCGACATCGGAGAAAAAAATTTTGCGTTTTCTTTTATAAAATTTACTAAAGAAGAAAACACACCTGTTTTTGAAGTAGAAGATGTAAACCTATACAATATCATTGAAAAACAAAAACAAACCATAGTTGAGTCATGTTGTAAAATAAGCAATCTTCTACAAACATATGATGATAAAATATGTGCATGCGAGTTTATTTTGATAGAACAACAGATACGGTCCAACATTAGAGCTCAGAGAATATCACAGCACGTCTGGTCCTATTTACACACAAAATATGTAACAGGAGAAAAGTCAGGACCACACCCGCAAATAGTAAGCGTGTCTTCTACTCTGAAAACTAAAATGTTTACAGCGGAAGATCTTAATAAAAATCAACGCAAAAAATGGGTTGCAAATTTAGTTTTGACAAAAAAAATTGTAGATTTGGCAAAGGCACACGCTATTACAGCAATCATATCAGATGACGTTTTGAAAAAAACACAACTGCTTATCAAACACGACGATGTTTGCGACACTATAGTTCAATCATTGGCTTTTTTAATAAAAAATCCCAAAATCACAAAAAATCTATAACACTCGCGTAGTAAACGTCTTTTTAACTTAAATATCTAAGACAAATAAAAAAATGATTAATATTATTGCAGCTTTAATGGTCAAGAATGAAGAAAAACGAATACTTGTATCTCTAAACAGTATAAAAACTAGCGTTTCCGCAGTTGCTTTGTATGACACTGGGTCGGAGGATAAAACGGTGTCTGTGGTTGAAGATTTTTGCAACGAAAATAATATAAAATTTTTTCTTTTGACAGGACAGTTTGAAGATTTCTCCACATCGCGAAACAAGCTTTTAGATTTCATAAACGAAATAAATAATAAAAAACGCGAAAAAAATACACGTGTATTTGATTATGTGTTATTACTAGACAGTAACGACGAGTACAGAGGGGTTAGTCCGCTTCCAGATATTCTTAGAGACGAAATAGTTGCTCTAGACATCAACCAAAACACCACAGACACTCCCGTCAAAGACGCCGTCGTAGACGCCACGCCACGCGTGCTTTCGGCGGAGAAAGACAGCCGTACAGCGGCCGGCGCAGAAAGCGTTAGCCAGTTTGAAGGCAACAAACACGTTTGTTTTAAAATCAAACAGAGGAAATCGCAAAGCAGTCTCAACCTTTGGCGGAAAAAAAAACAAAAAAATAAAAGCATCGATATAGTGCAAAACACATTCATTCAAAAATATAATACACCAGACGCTTTTATGGTTAAACAGAGGTGGTTTGTTGGTAATGGCCGAAATGATTTGTGTTATTTTAATATCAAAATAGTAAAACCAAACAGAGGTTTTATATATGTTGAACCAGTTCACGAATATATTAAAGAACCTGGTGATTGTAACACTCATAAAATAATAGACAAAATGGAAATTTACCAGGACAGAGTTGCAGACAACGATGGAAAAACTCGAAATAGATGGGAAAACGACGCTGTTGTATTAACCAAAGTTTTACAAAACAAACCTAACGATTCTAGAACTCAATATTATATGGCTCAGACTTATGAATGTTTAGAAAATAAAACATCCGCGTACAAGTACTATAAAATGAGGGCTCAAAACTCTGCAGGATTTTTTGAAGAAAAGTTTCTTAGTATGATGAAGTGTGGATATTTAAAACAAGGATATGCTGGTGTTTGTTGGTTTTTAAAGGCTTACGATTTTTTGAACAGAGCGGAGCCACTGGTTGAGCTTGCAAAGTTTTTTAGAAATAAAAGAGAGTTTCAACTGGCTTTTGCATTTTCAAAAATGGCGTGCGCTTTACAGATCCCAGAACAGACGCTTTTGTGGTCTCGTGATAAAACTTACAATCATGATAGATGGCAAGAATTATCAATCAGTGCTTATTATGTACAACAATTTGCGGAAGGAGAAGATGCGTGCAAAAAAGCACTAGAGAGTCCATATGATAAAGATCTTAATATTAAAAATTTAGATTTTTATATTTTACAAAAAAAAACAGAATGCAAGAATGGTTTACAAAAACCATAGATAAATATACTAGACAAATAATTCTTTTTTGTGTATTTTTTCTGTTGATGTTTGCCCTTTTCAATTTCTTAACACGACAAAAAGGATCATACACCAATTACGACGAAACCATAAAAGCGTTGTTTGAACTTCCTTTTGCTCCTAAAAAGTCTGTCTCAGAAAGCCGCGAAGCGGCTTGGGAAAACAGATCTTTTTCTGCAAATTCGAACGGCATTCAGAGCAAAGGAGAACAAGAATGCAAACGAGTTATTGAAGAAATAACTCAAAAACCTTTTATCAAACATAGACCAGATTTTTTGAAAAACGAAATTACTGGAAAAAACCTCGAACTAGACTGTTACAACGACGAGCTCAAACTTGCAATAGAGTATAACGGCATTCAGCACTACGAGTACACTCCCGTGTTTCATAAAACCCGAGACAGCTTTTACAACACAAAATACAGAGATAAAATGAAAGCGACATTATGTCACGAAAACGGAATAAAACTAATTGTGGTTCCTTATACTGTAAAACTTCAGGATATTAAAAGGTATATCCAAGACCACTTATAAGAAACTTCAGAGCGGCTTCAACTGGTAACCGCAAAGCGGCTAGCCGCTTTGCGGCCGGCGCCGAAAGCGCTAGCGGAAAAAATTTGTAAAAAAAAATATTTTGTTTGTAAAAAGATGCCACCCAAAGCGAAATCGAAAGCTAGGTCTAAGTCCCGTTCCCCAAAAAGGTGTAGAGAACGAATTTGTTACACCAGAAAACGAAAATGCAGGAGCAAGTCTAAGAGCCCTCGCAGAAAAAAGAGCCCAAGCAGGAGCAAAAGTCCTCTTCTCAGCCTGATGAGTCGTCTTACTCCACAAGCGCAAGCCCAACTTATTTCCCGGATGTCAGCACAAAGATTGATGTAATAACTTATAAATTACTAACCTTACTTTTATGGTTAGTAATTTAATTTATAACTATGAATATATAATCAAAATGACTACTGAATCAAAATCAGATGTTCATAGTTTTATACAAACCATAAAGTTTTTAAGCGAGAATTACAACGGTAAAGCATTGTGTGTAGACTTAGAATACTTGGAAAAGTGTTTGGAAGCAGAAGTGGAATGTCTATCTTTTTTTGACGCTTCAACTCTCACAACTCTCATTACGAACGTGTGTAGTAACTTGGGCTCCAAACACCCGGACTATATAACGTACGCTTCTAAAATATGCGCGTACGACTTGCATAATAAAACCAGACCCACGTTTTCTGGTTTTGTGAAACAGGTGTGCGATTACAGAAACGTTAATACAGGAAAAACGTACAATCTTTTTTCAGAAGATTTCTGTATTTGTGTCAGCTCCAACGCAGAACATATAGACTCGTGGGTTGATCACGACAGAGATTTTGATTATTCCTACATTGGTCTTAAAACGCTAATACACTCTTATTTGTACAAATTAGACGACAACATAGTAGAACGCCCACAATATTTATTGATGCGCGTAGCAATAGGGATTCACTATGACCCGGCAAATGGTCCCGCCAAAGGCGGGACCTGGTTAGAAGCAGCACACAACACATACTGTTTGCTGAGTAAAGGTTTTTTCACACACGCAACACCCACTCTTTTCAACGCAGGAACAGTCAACGCACAGTTAGCTTCGTGTTTTTTGTTAGACATAAACGATGATAGTTTGATCGGGATTTACAAGACTCTGGGCGACTGTGCGCAAATATCAAAATACGCCGGCGGTATAGGCGTGGCTATACACAAGATACGCGCGGATAGGTCCTCAATTATGGGAACAAACGGTAAGTCTAACGGGTTGATTCCGTTGCTCCGAGTTTTCAACAGCACAGCGCGATACGTCGATCAAGGTGGAGGAAAAAGAAAAGGTGCAATTGCAATTTATCTGGAACCATGGCACCCTGACATATTAGACGTGTTGGATGCAAAAAAAAACACAGGGTCAGAAGAACAACGAACCAGAGATTTATTTTATGCGTTGTGGGTTCCGGACCTGTTCATGAAAAGAGTAGAATGTGATGAAATGTGGTCTCTGTTTTGTCCTAACGAGTGTCCGGGATTATACGAAACCTCGGGACACGAGTTTGAAGTACTTTACGAACAATACGAAAAAGAGAATAGAGCCAGAAGCACAATTTCCGCACAAACACTTTTCACAAAAATCCTTCAAACGCAAATTGAAACAGGAACTCCTTATATGATGTACAAAGATACGGTTAACAGAACGTGCAACCAAAAAAACCTGGGCACAATTAAGTCGTCTAACCTGTGTGCGGAAATATGTCAGTATACTGATCAAAAAGAAATTGCAGTTTGTAATCTGGCGTCTGTGTGTTTACCAAAATTTGTTCAAAATATACCCTGTCAGACCGGCCGCGGAGTGGTTACAAAATTCAACCATAAATTATTAGAATCGGTAGTATCAACCATAGTAAGAAACATCAACAAAATAATAGACAAGACGTACTATCCGATAGAAGAAGCAAAATTTTCAAATCTGAGACACCGTCCAATGGGAATCGGTGTCCAGGGGCTTGCCGACGTGTTTGCAATGTTGAATATATCTTTTGACAGTGAAGAAGCACGAAAATTAAATAAAAAAATTATGGAAACTTTGTATTTTTCAGCGCTGAGCGAATCAAATAGAATCGCCCAAACAGAAGGGTGCTACGAATCTTTTAGGGGGTCTCCTCTCAGTCATGGTAAGTTTCATTTTGATCTGTCATCCGATTTTTCTTATTCAACTCTGAGTAAACGCTGGGATTGGGAAAGTTTAAGAAAAAAAATTGTGAAACACGGAGTTAGAAATTCTCTGTTTGTCGCACTTATGCCTACCGCTTCAACGTCACAAATTATGGGTAACAACGACGCGTTTGAACCTTTTTCTTCAAATATATATACTCGTCGCCTATTATCTGGAGAATTTGTAGTGATCAATAAACATCTCGTAAATGATTTGTTGGAGCTAAATCTATGGTCAGAGGATATTAAAAATAAACTTATAGAACATAACGGTTCTGTGCAAAAACTAGATATACCAGAAGAATTAAAACAAGTGTATAAAACCGCTTTCGAGATTTCCCCAAAATCTATCATACAAATGGCAAAAGACAGACAGTTTTTTGTAGACCAGAGCCAGTCTATGAACCTTTTCATAGACACGCCGTCTGTTGCTTATCTGGCAAAAATTCATATGTATAGTTGGAAACAGGGGCTTAAAACCGGAATGTACTATTTGCGCACGAAACCTGCGGTTAACGCAGTTAAAGTAACCTTAACCCCTTCGGGGCCGGCCCCTACGGGGCTAGCCGTACAGCGGCCGCCGCTTTTGGCGGTAGCCCCTTCGGCGAAAACACTAAGCGATGTTGCATTTGTATGTAACTCTGAAAACGGCGTTTGTTTCACATGTAGTTCTTAATTTGGAAAAAAAAGGTATAGGAATATAAAATGAACAGAAATTGCACGCAAGAGTTCTTAGATTTAAAAAACCCTACGATCATAAAAACAATTTTAGAAAATCTAAACAAGTCGGCACTAGTACTTTTTTTACAGCAGCGTGGTTTTTCTATTAACGATCTCAAAAAAGCGCCAAAATCTCGACTTATTGACGAGGTTATTAAAACTTTCAATTTACCAGCTGAAGGTTGCAACAGTGCCAAAAAAGAATTTTATTACAATGTTTTAACACAGAAACCCTCTTGTTTATCAAACACAGAACGATCTCGAATACAAGCCCTTGTCGACACCTCAGACATGCAAAAAAGACGTGATATCTTAAACACGTTAGACGCCAATACGATATATATGTTATCTTCGCATTTTGACGTCCCAAATGCGAAAAACATGAATATAGAAGAACTGAGACAAATTTTGATTCGGATGTCTAGCAACGGAAGAACACCATTAACCACTATGAATGCGGCTTCATCACAAGCATATAGTTATATGGAAACCCCTCAGCCGGTGCCTCCGGTGTTAGCAGGTTTTTTAAACGCTCGTACAATTGCAGACCGAAGAGACATCTTAAGAAAACTAAACAAACAACAACTGTTTGTTCTGGCAACATATTTCAAAATTCCAGATTATAAAACTCAAACACGAGAAAACATCATCAAAAAACTTCTATATAACATTCCACCTCCTAATGAAACATCAATTAAAACAGATAGAGTTTCATTAACTCAAAAAATAATCAGTGGTTTTAGGAATGCTCAAACAATTTCTACTAGAAAAGATTATCTCAACACCTTAGATAAACAATCTTTACTTATTTTAGCAGAACATTATGATGTTCCAAACAAAAATCGAGAAGAAATTGTCAACTATCTAGTATACAAAATCCCGCCAACACCAGTTGTGGCACCTATATCTTCGACGTGCAACATTCCTAAGAATGTGCAATTTTTTTCCGAAAGAGAAAAAAGAATTGTAAAATCTTTTATAAATGCTACAAATACAGAATCCAAGAAAAAACTTTTAAACAGCCTTTCAAAAGAAGATTTGCTCATATTGGCGCAAAAATTTAATATATATGGCTACTCCTCCCTCAATTCTGCACAGCTACGAGAGCAAATTTTTAAAAATGGAAACACCGGCGTGTCACTAATAGACAATTTTGAATTTGCGCAAACTCCAGCGCAACGAAAAGAAATTTTAAATTTTTTGGACAAGAGAGGGCTGATGATGATAGCAAAAAAATATAACATCGCAAATATCAATAAAATGCCCGCAGAATCCATACGAAACGCTCTTTTCAGGCTCCCTTATTTGAACTACAAACCATCAAGTTACAATAATGCTTGTGAAATTCCTTCTTATGCCGGCGGCGCCTCCAAAACGGCTAGCCGCGCAACGGCCGGCAATCTTATTATAACTCCCAACCCCACCACGCCTTCTTCACCTTCTATTGCTGTATCAAAAGCCTTACCTCCGCCGATGGATCTTGGTGACAAAATAATAACACCTTTTAGAACTCGACAACCCGACGATCGTGTGTCCTCTGTTTCTTATACTACTTCAGGATGTCAGACTTCACCTTTGCCATCTTGTTCCTCTTTTCCTTCTACTAATAGCCACGAAGTGGCCGGCCCCTGCGGGGCTACTACTTCAGGATGTCAGACTTCACCTTTGCCGAAGACTGTTCCTAATGTTTTAAATCAAAGCCGAGCCCGCTCCGCGGCTCTCGCCCAAATCATAAAAACAACCCCAATCGCCAAAAGGTCACCGCCTAGCGTATACGCCTCGCCCCAGGTGTCCATTAGGTCACCGCCTATCAACTTGACATCTAGGCAAGTAGCTGATCTTGCAGGTCCACTTGAAATGACCAGAAACAAACCGTTAGATTTGTTGAGTTTTCAAAATCTTATGGATAATTTGTACTACGGATTTGTACAAACTCAACAAATCATAGAAACAGTCCCAACATCTTTTACAAGAACTCCTTTAAAAATTAAAAGTATAGCATCTGCCTCACCCCCAATGTCCACCAGGTCAACATCTAGCGTATACACCTCGCCCCAGGTGTCCAATAGGTCAACGTCTAGCGTATACACCTCGCCCCAGGAGTTTGCAGATCCACTTGAAGTTGGCAGAAACAAGTCGTGTCTTTACGAGACACCCTCCCCCAGTGTTGAAATAAGCAACGTTTCCCAATCGTTAAAGTCAGATTTGTCGAGTTTGCAAAATCTTCTGGATCTTTTGTACGACAAATTTCAAACATCAAAAAAAGTTATTGCAAACAGAGACCTGATTAAATTAAAAATAGACAAATATCTGAAAGAAAACCCGTTGTATGGAGACGATGGAACACGTATAACCGTTGAAAATCATTCTTTCTACTCAAACGGTTTACTTTTGCTTGGCGACGAGAACGAACAAAAAGCACAAGTTGAAGAGTTAAAAAGACGAATGCCATATATAAATTGGACCGCTGTTAGTGGAATAGTTGGTGTTGGTCTTGTTCATCTATACAGCTGGTGGTTATATAATATGGCAGGAAACCTGTTTGGCCCGTCAACTGCTACCGGTTTTAACGTAACAGACGCGTATTTCCCACAAGGAGGCACGAATCCTGGTCTTTTTGCTCCTGCTCCTGCTCCTGTTCTGCTTACAAATAACTTTGAACCTAATTCAGCTGTTGGTTTTCCAACAAACACAGCTGTTGGGTATTCTTGTCTTCCCGAACCGGCAAGAGAAGGATACCCAACAGATGTTGGTTTTCCAACAAACACAGCTGTTGGGTATTCTTGTCTTGCCGAACCGGCAAGAGAAGGATACCCAACAGATGTTGGTTTTCCAACAAACACAGCTCTTGGGTATTCTTGTCTTGCCGGCCCGGCATTTGATAAAGCTGTTGGTTTTCTAAAAAACACAGCTGTTGGTTTTTCAAAAGTTTGACAATTTTGAACTTTTGAACAATAAACCTAATAATTGATAATTGTCCAATTATCAATAGTGTTTACAAAAACACAGTAAACGAATCGTGTTTTGAAAGTCACAACGGTTTGCTTTAACAAAATTTGTAGTCAATTATTAACACGTATTATACTGAAGAGTTACAGCCGGACATGTGCAAATTTACTTGATAACTGTTCTGATTTATCTTTGCAAGCTGCCTGCTTAACATGTCTTCTCTATGAAACTGGCTATCTCTTAACCAGGTGGGGCATCCAAGACACGACTCCGGTGTGTCGGCTTTTTGTGTCTCCACAAAAAAGTAATGGGGTTTGCAAATTCCCATGGGATCGGTATATGTTTCTTTAATTATTCTATGTTTTGAATCAAAAAGATAGGGTGTAAACGGTGTAGCCAGATCAACATCATAATAGTATTGTATTGATCCGTCTCGCAGATTTATATACGAGCTGTCTTTGTATCCCGTTGAAGAGAGATTAGAACATTCGATCGAGGGGTTTAAACCGTCGACAGTAAACAAGTCTCCGTTGGCTGGTGGTTTATCTAAAACGATTCTTTGACCAGAGTGTCCTGCGCTACACAGTTTAGGATCGTTGCTTGCATAAACAACATTATTACAGGCTTGGTCAGAGCAAAGAACTGGTACAAACATAGGGTTTGTAAAAGTTTGAACAGAAGGAGTATTAAGAGTAAAAACTACAGACGACATTTTAAATAAGTTGAATTTTTCTAGGTAAAAAAATAGAAAAATAAATACGTGTTTTACATTTATCATATTAGAAAAGATCTACACGATAAAATAAAATATATGAGTTTTAATTTAAACTATCCAAGAAAATGGTATATATTACAAATACTTCATCGTTCTTTATTAACGACACAGCTCTGTTTGGTGCATTCCCAACTCAAAATCAAATAGAAGTATTAGAGTCATGGGGCGTGGATATAATTATAGATTTAACTTCTCATTATGAAAAAAAAATTCAACCATATCAAACATCCCGCTCAGTATTACAATTTACAATTCCTGACAGATGTGTTCCAGAAAATTTTCTAGTCTTTTTTGGTTTGGTTGTCTGGCTCGCCGAGATTATTGATAATAAAAAAATATATATTCACTGTAAAGGTGGTCACGGAAGATCCAGTTTGCTGGTATGTGCGCTTTTATGCTTTATCAACAAAATTTCTCCGGAAGAAGCGTTTGAACAGACATCAAAGTACCACTCAGAAAGAGTTTTACATTCTATTAATCCAAAAAGAAACGAATATTGGAAAAGCAGAGGCTTTCCTCAGAACAACGTTCAAAGAAATTTTATTTTAAACATGTTTCAGAATTATAATATACCAAAAGAATCTCCTTTTGTGGAAAAAGGTTCATGGTTATCTGGAGAATACGACAAATTTTTAATGAAAACTGGGCTGGGTTCTATTTTTGGAAAAAACGGACCTGCACTTGAACAATACCGGAATAATTTACTAAAACACTTTGCCGTAGACTATTTAAATTGTACTATCTAGTTAAAGAGAAAATGTATAAATAAAAAGAATGGATAATTTCAACAAAATATGTCAAAAGTGTAAATCTGGATCTGATCTGTTTCCACAGGTATATGTTTGCAAGACGCACATCTGTACTTCTGCTGCTGAAAACGGCCATCTAGACTGTCTGAAATATCTCCATGAGAACGGATGTCCATGGGATGAATTAACATTTAGACTTGCTGCTTATAGAGGGCATCTAGAATGTCTTAAATATCTTCATGAGAACGGATGTCCGTGGGACAAATATATATGTATGTTTGTCGTTACTAAAGGCCATCTAGAGTGTCTGAAATATCTCCATGAAAACAATTTTCCATGTGATGAAAATACATATAAGGTTGCAGCTAAAAACGGTCATCTAGATTGTCTCAAATATCTCCACGAGAACGGCTGTCCGTGGGATGAATTGGCTTGTAGTAATGCAGCTGCAAGCGGACATCTAGAGTGTCTGAAATATCTCCATGAGAACGGTTGCCCACTGAATGCGTCAATATGTATGGTTGCAGCTAAATATGGTCGTCTAGAGTGTCTGAAATATCTCCATGAGAACGGATGTCCATGGGATGAAAATACATGTAGTAATGCAGCTAAATATGGTCGTCTAGAGTGTCTGAAATATCTCCACGAGAACGAATGTCCATGGGATGAAAATACATGTAAGGTTGCAGCCGAAAACGATAATCTAGACTGTCTCAAATATCTCCACGAGAATGGATGTCCATGGGATGAAGATACATGTAAGGTTGCAGTCGAAAACGGTCATCTAGATTGTCTTAACTATGCTCATGAGAACGGTTGTCCGTGGGATGAATATCTACATCCAGATTTAACTTGCCCGTATTGTCGTAGTAAAGTAAATCCTGTATTCTTAATCTAAAATTAATAAGAAATACAATTTTTCCTAAAATAGAAAAAATATATGACGTTTAATCAATATAGCCCGTAGGGGCCGGCCACTTTGTGGCTAGCGCCGAAGGCGCCGGCCGCGAAGTGGCTACCTAATCAACCATAATTGGCGGTTCACAATAACATAAGTCCCCAAAGGGAAACCTTTGTGTACAATTCGCAATGTTATTAAAAATTGATTTTTTGCTTTTTATGAGAATAGACTAGAATAAATACAAGTTACAATGAATAGTGCAGCTATAAAAGGTGATCTAAAATGTCTGAAATCTCTCCATAATAGAGTTTATAAATGGAGTAAATATATATGTATGTTTGCAGCTAAATATGGTCGTCTAGACTGGCTGAAATATCTCCACAATAAAGGTTGCCTGTGGGATGAAGATACATGCACTAATGCAGCTGCAAACGGTCATCTAGATTGTCTAAAATATCTCCGCGAGAACGGCTGTCCGTGGGATGAAGATACATGTGCTAGTAATGCGGCTAAAAACGGTCATCTAGACTGTCTCAAATATCTCCACGAGAACGGATGTCTATGGGATGAAGATACATGTAAGGCTGCTGCTGAAAACGGTCATCTAGACTGTCTGAAATATCTCCATGAGAACGGTTGCCCGTGGGATAAATATGTATGTGAATATGCAGTTAAAAACAATCATCTAGATTGTCTCAAATATGCTCACGAGAACGGTTGTCCATGGGATGCCTGGGTTTGTGCTTGTGCAGCTAAATATGGTCATCTAGAATGTCTCAAGTATCTTCACGAAAATGGATGTCCATGGGATGAATGGACGTGTATGTTTGCAGATACATATGGTCGTCTAAATTGTCTCTACTATACTCACAAGAACGGTTGTCCATGTATACATAATCGTATACCATTGCACAAACATGATACCTCTTTAGACCGTACACAACAAGATGTAGATAATCATATAAAGAGATGTATCATATGTTTTACAAATATACCAAAAATTAAATTTTTACCATGTGATCATGATGATTTCTGTATTTCATGTAGTAATAAGTTAATTGATCTACATCCAGATTTAACTTGCCCGTATTGTCGTAGTAAAGTAAAAGATGTACTCTTAATCTAAAATTAATAAGAAATACAATTTTTTCTAAAATAGAAAAATATATGACGTTTAATCAATATACTTAATCAACCATAATTGGCAGTGCATAATAACATAAGTCCCCAAAGGTTTCCCTTTGGGTACAATTCGCACTGTTATTAAAAATTGATTTTTGCTTTTTATGAGAATAGACTAGAATAAATACAAGTTACAATGAATAATTTATACAAAACATGTCAAGATTGTAAATCTAGATGTACATATGTAAACATACACGCACAACTGTTTTCATCAAGACTTCGTCATAAAGTGAAGAAGACGTACAAGTGTGATTCTGCAGCTATAAACGGCCATCTAGAATGTCTGAAATATCTCCATAATAAAGGTTCTAAATGGAGTGAATATACATGTAAGGCTGCTGCTGAAAACGGTCATCTAAACTGTCTGAAATATCTCCACGAGAACAATTGTCCGTGGGATAAATATACATGTAAGGCTGCTGCTGAAAACGGTCATCTAGACTGTCTGAAATATCTCCACGAGAACAATTGTCCGTGGGATGAATATACATGTAAGGCTGCTGCTGAAAACGGTCATCTAGACTGTCTGAAATATCTCCATGAGAACAAATGTCCATGGGATGGAATGACATGTGCATCTGCTGCTGAAAACGGTCGTCTAGATTGTCTGAAATATCTCCACGAAAACGGCTGTCCGTGGTATGATAAATATACATGTAAAGTTGCAGCTAAAAACGGTCATCTAGACTGTCTGAAATATCTCCACGAGAACGGATGTCTATGGGATGAAGATACATGTAAGTTTGCAGCTAAAAACGGCCATCTAGATTGTCTCAAATATGCTCATAATAACGGTTGCTCGTGGGATGAATATGTATGTGAATATGCAGTTGAAAACGGTTATCTAGATTGTCTGAAATATGCGCACGAGAACGGTTGTCCATGGGATGAATATACATGTAGGGTTGCAGCTGAAACCGGTCATCTAGACTGTCTGAAATATCTCCACGAGAACGGTTGCCCGTGGGATGAAGATGCATGTGAATATGCTGCTGAAAACGGTTATCTAGATTGTCTCAAATATCTCCACG